CATGAAGTTCTGACAGTACTGGATCTCGGCAGTAGGAATGTTGTTGAAGCGTCCTGTCTGTACATCCAACTCTCCACAAGCCTTACCCATGCGCACAAGGGTAGTACCCTGTGGAATTGCAGGAAGCCAAGTCGGCTGGTTGTCCGAACTGAGATTACCGTTTACGGCATAGACGATAGGCATGTTTGTCTCGGTGTCTCTACCGCATACGCACAACTGGAGATCAGGTGTGTGACCGTCATTAGGGTACGACACTCCCTTTTCGTTAGTGATACCCTTTACGCCTACTACGCGGATAGTGTCGTCGAGCGTGAACATGTTTGCATCGTCCACAACGAGTTTGACGCTTGCTCCTGCCGTCTGCTTCTCGACTGAGGCTGTCAACGTACTGACGATAGGACGAGTACCCACGCTGTAATACTTGACCTCGAAACTGTCACTTGACTGCGCCTTTGCATAGCGGCTGATCTGATCCACAGGGGTAGCCATAGGGCGAATCTTGACAATCTTGCTGTCGATGTCTTTGGTGTAGAATTCCGGATCACCGTCCAGACGACCCTGTGTCTCAGTTGCGATACCGTCTGTTCCGTCGGGACCGCCGGAATTTGATACACCGGCATCAGGCAAGTTGCTTGCGTTTGCCATGATAACACCGGAAGATGCTCCCGTCACGAAGGTAAGGAGCATGACCATGAGGCTGAGCAGGAAGTTACCTGCTTTCTTTACTTTACTCATTGCTTTGTGTTTTTGATAGTTGAACTTAAATATGTTATTGGATTTTTGTCCTCTTCTCGTTTCCTCGCTCCCAGATGTTTCCTCCGGAAGCCCTGTCTAACGCTCCCAGATTCCGCTTAGGCAGTTTACGTCCTGAGTTGTTCTTGCCGTCAAGTTGGGCGGTTCCGTCGCCTTTCTTGCCTTTGCGCAGTTTGGCTTCCACCTTGGCATTCTTGCCCTTAACCTCTCCTTCATAGCCGGCCTGCTCTACGTCCGCATCATGATTTATGGCCTTGAGAGCCATGTCAAAACTTTCGGGAGAGAAGATTCCGAGTACTCCGTTTTTCATTATTGTAACAAGGAACTCCATGATGCCGTCCACCTCGTCGTCGGAAAGCCCGTTTTCCGCCTGATATTCCTCAAGGGATTTCAGTGAGGCTGTAAGGTTGGTGTTGTATTGCTCTTCGAGTTCTTTTGATTGCGCGACGCGGTCAAGGTATTCTTTGTTGGCAGCCGCAATCTCATCCAGTCTTTCAGGATCGTCGATGACATCCTTAATGTCTGTACCGAACTGTCTTACAAGTTCAACGACAGGGTCGGCTCCATCGCGCCAGTTCTGCAGGAATGAGGAACTGCGCGGATCGCTCGTAAACAAGTCAGAGAACGCTGCTTCGCGTTTCTTCATCTCTTCCTCGCGTGATGTTCTGTCTTGAATGTCCTTGTCGTAAGCGTCGAAATCATCGTGAATTTGCCCGTAAATAGCCTCGTCATCCTCGAAGTTTCCTTCGGGATGTTTTGCCTTCAGTCTGTCGAGCATTAAATCTCTTTTCGATTTAGTAGTCTGTGTTTCAGGCTGTTTCATTGTTGTTGGTGTTTGTAAATATTCTTATGCAGACAAATATAATCGCCTCAATTCGGCCTGTTCTTTTATTTATTAACCGGCGTGTGGCTAAATTTGAATTAGCAGAATTGCATGTAAATGAAGAATGTCGGGGCTATATTCGAATACGAAGAGGAACGCAACAGGGATTTGATGCGCGCCTATAAGGAGCAACTGGCTTCGCACGAAAACAAAGACCTCCAGTCTGTCCTGAATCGCGTTGTTGAAATGCCGTCCAAAAGATTTTGGGTGAGCGAGGAAAGGGCTGCGATAGTTATTTCTGAAATGATGAGAGGGAAGGGGCTGAAGGTAAAAGGGAAGGTAAAGCGAGAAATGTACAATGAGATATATCGCCGCGTGGTGGAATTGAAGAAATCTCATTCCGGAATGTCTGTGTATGATCTCACATTCATGGTTGTAACCGGACCTGCTCCGAAGTTCTATCTTACACCTGGTTCTGCTAAAGTCATCATTCATAAGGTCAAGAAACAATGGTACGAAGAAAGGAAGCGAAGATTGCGGCACTGCTTGTGGTAGGATTGTCTCTGATCCTGTGTTTTCTTGATGTTCCGCTTGAGAGGGTTGGGATATGTCGGAACGGGTCATTCTATACCCGTATGACGTATCATTTTTTCCATGCGTCTTTGCTTCATTGGTTTGCAAACGCTTGGTGTCTGTTGTCGCTGTTCTTTATTTACGAAATGTCGCTCAGGCACATGTTGTCAGCGTATATCATAGCGTCAATAGTCCCCATGTGCCTTTTCCCTTCTTCTTTCATTGTTCCTACGGTAGGGCTTTCGGGTATATGCTTCGCGCTCATGGGTCGGGTAGCCCTATATGTCGATAAGAAGTTGTATTATCAGGCTTGGCTTCTGTTCTATCTTGCCGTCGGGTTTCTCTTTCCCGGCTCTAACGGTTGGCTGCACCTGTACTGCTATGCAGCAGGGATGTTTGTAGGATTTATAAACAAACCTCTGATATGAAGAAGCGTATCGGCATAAAGTTATCGTCAGAGGTGGCTTCTATCCTGCAAGAAAACGACAGGAGGAATGCCGAGATTACGGCCGTGTTTAATCCCATCACGGGCAAGAACTCTACGGGCAAGCGAGTGAAGGTTGTCATACCGGACTTTCCGATAGAAACGCAATGGCTTCCGGTGCGCATGATGAACATACCTTTGGTTAAAAGGATTGTTGCGGCTGGATCCTTTGATGCGTTTATGGAGGAAGAGTTTGGAGAAGATTACACATATGAGGATAGGCAGAAGGCGATCGAGAGTTTTGTCAGACTCCGTATAAGATATGATTTCCCTTTCTGGGCTGCTTTCTATGTATATATCAAGTGTAAGGGCGGTGGCGAGGATGTTCTATTCAAATTGAATAGGCCGCAGCGGAGATTGATAGAAAGACTTGAGAGGATGAGAGAGGCAAGGAAGCCTATACGATTGATACTTCTCAAGGCGCGACAATGGGGAGGCTCCACATGTATTCAGATTTATTATGCATGGTTGCAACTCGTCCATAATGTTGGATTGAACTCCTTGATTGTCGGACATGTCAAGGATGCTTCTACCGAGGTTAAAGACATGTTTGACCGTATGCTGAAGGCGTATCCTGTCGGGATGCTCTATAAGCAGGGAGAACTATACGATGACAACGAACCTAAACTTGTCGGAGTTGGTGGCGCACAGAATATTCAGAGAATACCGCAACGAAATTGTAAAATTAAGATAGGTACTGCGGAGAAACCGGATTCCGCGCGAGGTGGAGATTACAATCTTGTGCATTGCACTGAGGTTGGTCTATGGAAGACGACGGAGGGTAAAACCCCGCAGCAGATTGTTCGTTCTGCCTGCTCTGGTATTCTTCTGCGTCCGAATACCGCCATTGTTTATGAGAGTACTGCCAACGGTACGGGCAATTTCTTTCAGATAGAGTATGATGCAGCAAAAGCAGGGCAGTCGCAGTTTGATTTTTTGTTCATCTCTTGGTATGAGATTGAGCAGTATGCAGCACCGGTAGATGACATCGTTGAGTTTGCCACATCGCTCTGGAAGAATCGCAACAACAAGAATACAAATTCTAATCGTGAGGAGAGCGGCCAGTACTTGTGGTGGTTATGGGAACAGGGTGCAACACTGGAGGCCATTTGGTGGTATATACAGGAGAGGGCAAAATACACGGATCATGGTGACATGGCTTCTGAATATCCGTCAGACGATGTTGAGGCGTTTGTTCACTCCGGAGCGCGTGTGTTTGATAAATACAAGGTAGAGGCTTTGAAAAAGACCTGCAAACCTCCTAAGTATATCGGCGACATTTATGCCAAAGGGGATGAAGGCGAGGACGCATTGGTACGATTGCGTTTCAATGAGGATGCACAGGGGCAGTTGTGGGTGTGGTCGCTACCTGATATAGATGCGGAAGAAATTGTAACTGATAGGTATCTGACCGTTGTGGATATCGGAGGACGCTCCAACAAAGCCGACTACTCTGTGATAGTTGTCTTTGATCGCCTCAATCAGATGGACGGAGGTAAACCTACGGTAGTCGCGCAGTGGTATGGACATATAGACATGGACCTGCTGGCGTGGAAAGCGGCTCAAATAGCGGCCTTTTATGACAACTCCCTGCTTGTGATTGAGAGTAACACTTTGGAAACGCATGACAAGGAAAGGCAGGTGGACGGGGATCAATCGGCGTACATTCTTAATCAGATCAAGGATGTTTATCTACATCTGTATGAAAGGGCGCAGAGTGATGAAGAGATACGCGACCAGGCTCCTAAGAAATACGGATTCCATACGAATGTCGCAACAAAGCCGAAGATAATATCAACCCTTATCAAGGTTATCCGTGACGGCCTGTATGTTGAGCGTGATGTAAGATGTCTTGACGAATACCGCACATACGAGAAGAAAAAGAATGGCGGTTGGGGCGCTATAACTGGCAAGCATGATGACCTACTTATGACAAGAGCAATCGGGCTTCATATATGTTTCTATGAAATGGAGATTCCGAAAATTGTCAAGCGTTATCACCGGAACTCCACAAGAAAGAGGGCGGCAATATCAGAAGCAACAATTTAACAACATAAATATATCTATCATGAACATCTTTATCAAATTCAAGGCTTATCTTCGCTTCAAGGAGGCGATGAGGCAGGCTGACGAGAAACTTGAAACGACAGGGCAGAGGCATTATGTCCTAAAAGGTAAGTACTGTGATCTGGTCGTAACTGACCGTATCAATTTTCGCAGGTTAAGGATGAAGCACTACATCACCAATAAAAATGCAAAAATGGTCGATGTGGCAAAAGAGTGTCTGTATCACACGCCGTATGCAAGTGGCAACGGTGCTATGGACGCGGAGAAACTTGCGCAGCGTTGGGTCGAGTATTATGCATGGTATGAGGTAGCGCGTTGGCGCAAGGCTGCGCATAATAAAGAACAGCGCAGGAAGCGTCGCCAGTTACGCAAGAAGAGAAGAGAGGCAAGAAAGGAGGCGCGGAATGGAAAAAAATAAACAGAAGCAGGATTTGTCCGGTATAGCCACACTTTCCGGGAATCCTTTGGCGACTTATCATCTTGTTGGAGATAAGCGAACATCGGTACAGAAACAGAGGACAACAAAGAAGGGCGGCCGAAAGTGACCGCCCTTATTTTATACTGCCCGTCTGCCTCGCAGCATGTTATATACCTTGTTGACATTCTGCATGTCTGCACCCTGTTGTGCCTGTGCCAGTATTTCCGGAGATACACCGTTCGGCATTTGACCCTGTTCAAGGGATTCCTGCTGGCTTTGCAGACTCTGCAAAAGTTCGTCTGCGAATGGGAAATCTCCGTGCTGCAGCAGGTGTTGTAATGAAATCTGCCCGCTGCGCCAAATTTCAAGCAGGAATTCGTTTGCCATCTGCCGGTATGCAGGAGTTGTCGTACTTTCCACTATGCTTAGGTCAAACTCGACATCGCGTATCTTTTTCGGATCGTACTCAATCTGCGCCCCGCTCTTGCCAGCGATGTTGAATACGCGCTTGGTGTCGTAGAATTGCTGCATATTCTTAACATCCTTGAATGCTCCGTCAACAACGAAGTCACTGTAACTTTCGAGCAAGTCAAGAAGTGACAATGTCGCATTTTGTGTCTGCTGATTGTAATGCGCGGCACTCTCTCCTGAAAAGCCCGGTTTGCCCTGTAATGCGCTGTTGACACCGGAAATGTCCTCAAAGAACTTCAACTGAAGGTTAAGCAGTTCCGTTATGCCGATATTCGTTGAATTGTTAGCAATCTGCTGAGGAAGCGGCACGCCCGGCTTCCTCTGCTTGATCATGATAACGCCGTTGAATCTTGCCCATTCGTCGGCAATATCCTCAATAGACATGTCGTCAGGCTTGCACTCTTCGGGGAAGAGCAGAACACCTTTGGCGCTTGCTCTCATGATCCAGTCATACATGGTTATGAGACGATTGGTGTATCTCTGCTGGTCAATAACATCGTTGACGAAACTATGTATCTCACCGTCGATAAACGGGTATGCCTTGAATACATACGGGTGACTCTTGTGTTCGTATGGCGTTTCCCCCTCACGTAGGATGTGTCCGAAAGGGGTCAGATAATAGAAGTACCAGTATGAATCAATTTTCCATTCAGCCTCAATCAACGGGATTTCCTCCCTCGGCATACCTGCTTCAGCGCCCCTGCGTATCCTGTCATTGTTAACGGCCACTACCATTTCCTGGTAGTCCTCTTCATCAATCTTGTAGTAGTCACCGTTGTTATAGTCGTGGCAATAGTACCGTGGTTTCGATTCTTTTCTCCATACTTCTATGACCCTACACAGATTAGGATTGCTGCAGAACAGGAAATCAATGTTCTTAAGACTGCTCTTGCCGAACTGCTCACACCAGTTGGTGTAGTACCTCCTGTTATTTGCGTATGAATATATGTTGCGGAGTCTCTTGTATTCCTCTGGTGAATCAGCGAACTCCTGACATATTACATCAATGCTTACATCGTGAACCTCGCCAAGGAAACTGACATCCCAACCCCTGAAATCTCTCATATTTCCATCTATGAAGAAATTATTAGGCTGAATATAGTCTGTCCAGCAGTCGCATTTTTCATTTCTCCATCCATACCATTTCTTATGAATGATGAGGCCACCTATCATAAACTCTTCTATTGACCGAGCGTGCATTCCTGTCATCCTATTGAGTTGCATATTGCACTGGAGTATGGTGCTCATTGTTTCACCCAGTTTCTGCTCATCCCTGTCTCTTGCCGTACATGTAGGCTCTTTTGCCTGACTTCTGTACACACCAAGTACTGTCCTGACGAGCCTGCGAATAAGGTTGTTCTTTAGTGGAACATTGCCCTGACTTTTGATGTATTCCTCTTCGGTCATGCTCTTTCCGTTCACAACGATGATGTCATCCCACTGTTTGCCGAATGCATACTTCTTGTTGCGCTCGCGCTCGTGACGGAAGTCACTCATGTTCGACCAATGCTGTTGGGCTTCGAGCAATAAGTCAAACGCTCTGCGATCTCCAAACTGCTTGGAAAATGCTACTGAATCCATCTCCTGTCTTTCGCGGATTCTGCTAAGTGGTATAAGTCTTTCCTGTGTCATGTGTCGATAGTAGATGTGTCCGTGACAAAGGTATGCCGCCACGGACACCGTTACATTTTATTTATTACTCTTCCTCATGTAGTTCATTTACAAGTTGCTGCTTGATCTCGTTTATGCGTTGCTCGATTTCCTCACGCTGTGTCTTGTCGGCATATTTCAGGCTGGAGTTCATCTTGCTTACTGCATTGACGTAGCCTTTCAGTTCAACATAGCGCTTGAATTCAGGCGTCTGCATGAAGTTGTTGAGGATTTCAGCATATTCCATTGCTCCCATTCGTATCTCTTGCCTATAGTTGTGCGCAGCATTCTCCGTACGCTTGTACTCGCCGTCAACATAATCATAGAAGTCCTCATTCAGCCTTCTGTTAACAGTTCTTTCATCAGGCTTGGTATAGAACCTTTTAGCAACAGGGATTTTGTACCATGAGAAGTTATCCTCAAATTCGCCCGTCAGTGCGTCTTGTGCAAGTCCTGTAATGTCGCCGATAAACTTCAGAGGGCCTCCGCCAAGTTCAGATAATACATGCTGCCATACGGCTGGGTTAATCCATTTTGATGATTTTTTGGCTGCATTTGCGTCGTCGCCTCCAAGCATTCTGTTGAGTCCTCTTGAAATATCCACAAGAGGCGTCCATGTGTCCTTATAGACCAATCTAAACTCAGGCTTTCCAGTCTCGAAAATATCCTCCTTGTACAGTGGCGCGCCAGTAAAGGTCACATTCTGTTCAGCATCCGCAAAGAACTCGATGTGTCCCGGCAGGAAGAATCTCAGAAAACTAAACTCCTCATCATTGAGGTTTGACTGCCCTTCAAGCGAGAACATGCTGCGAATCTGATTGAGACTCTCTCGCGCCGCTTGTCCGCTATTGGTGTAGCCCTTGATATTACTATAGAAGATGTCGCCCATGCCGTACAACTCTCGGAACATAGGTGCAAGAGGAATCTTGATATAACCGCTACCGGTGAAGATCATCAGGTTGTTACGCCTTGTGTAGTCGGTCTGATTCATATAGTCATCCTCATCATCCCCACCGAGTGCTGCAATGAGCACCTCGTTCAGGAATGGGATAGCGAATCCGAGTGCAATCTGACTACTGCAGACTGCTGCAAATCTTGCCTTATGCTCTGCTCCTACATTTAGGAACTGGTATAGTCCCTGAATCATAGGGTTTGCAAAAGGTACCCACCTGCGGAAAATGTTTGCCATGGCACCGAATATTCCGATTGTCTGTCCGCTTCCTTTCTTATTGAAGTTCACGGTTATGTTCTTTGCATTACTGATACTTGCAGAGACTGTCTTTCCTTGCTCTCTGCTTCTTACATAGGCGTTAAATCTTGTTATATCCTCGGCAATTCTATTCGCAAACTCAAATGCCTCCTTGATGTACTCGAATGAATTTCCGGCTACAGCCTTTGCTTTTGCAAGTCCCTTAAGCCTTGCTATGCGTTTGGCGTGCATGTCCTTGAAGTCATCAACTTTGTTCAGGTGCGAGTATCCTGTTTCTCCTCCATATCTTAAGAATTCGTCCCAATACGTCATCATCTTTCTGCCCCATGCGGTATTTGCAGTGGTCTTGCCGGATGCGCCCTTTACAACAATAGGGATCATCTTCCATCCATTGATGAAGAATTTGAAAGCCTCCGGTGCACCTTCCTGAATGTATGTCATGAGTAGGGCGTGCTGTGTGTCGCGAATAGCATTAGCCGGAATGAAATTGACATCATAACTGGTCTTTGATGCAGTGTACCAGCGCATGTATTTGTCATACATCTGCACCACAATGTTCTGTGCCTTGTCTTTCAGTTCTCCGTTAAGTGCCTGAGCAAGTCTTGGATTACCATTGACATACAGAATGTATTGCTCTCCACCCCTCATTACTTTAACGGCATGCTTCATGATGTGGCTCGGGTCTTCGATAATGTAATCAAGTTTTGGCTTTCCTTTCAGAATCTTCGCTTCTTTTTTTGCATGTAACACTGTCATTCTCTGCTTGTGGGCTTCTATTTCGGTTGCGATCTCATCTGCTGTCATGTTTTCAGTAATATTCGGATAGTCTGATTTCCATGTCCCGTCGGCCTGCTTCACAATCCAGACTCTGTCCTCTGTAATGAGGTCAGTCGGATAGTTCTGCACCATATCCAGAAAATGCTGCTTCATGACATTCCTGTTGCCCTGAAGAATTGCACTTTGCATCATGTTACCGATGATGGCGATAATATCATCACTCTCAGTAAGACTATGACCTTTTGCCATTTTGACAGTAGGGCTAAATGCTCCGGTATCGGCTCCTATGTACGAATATATATCCTCTGCCGTGTCCTCTTTGAATCCGCGCATAGGTACATACCATGCGAACATTGAACTGATATGATCATACAGTTCCTTTTTCATAAGTCCACTGTCGTAACTCTTCCTTAATGTTGCTTTGGTACACTCTCCGATTGCATCCCAAAGCGCTTGATAATTATCGTGTCTCGCCTCGAACTCTGTTACGAGTTGTTCTGCAAGATTTCTGAAGTCATCCTTGCTCCCAGTGATTGCGACGAGACCAGAGTAGTCTTTGATTTCACTGTCACCTGCATACTGCTTTGCCAACTGGTCGGATTTCTCATTGAACTCTATGAAGGTCATCTTGCCGTCGGCGAAGTCCTTGCGGAGTTGATTGCGCTTGCTCTCGTACTCCTTCTTGTCGGCTTCCGCTGCTTTCTTTTCTGCTTCGGCAGCCTTCTTGTCGGCTTCCTTGATCCTTTCGGCAATGTAATCCCTGACAGTAAATTCACGGTTTCTTTCAAGGCCGTGCTTTGCAATCATGTATCGGTTTATACTGAGGGCTGTTTCATTTCCGACGCGGCACCAGTCATCTACGATTTTGAGCGCCTCCTTGTAGATTCCATCTTCAAATCTCTCGAATTCCTCCATATTGGTAGATGAAAGGTGATTCTCTGCCTCGTATGCATTCTCAAAGTCCTTTAATTTAGTTCCGTAATGCTCCTCTACGGCTCTTTGGAACAATTTGAGTGACCTCATCTCGTCTTGGAATGCCTCCATGAAGTTATACCATGTCATGGCGGCGGTTCCTTTCTTTCCTGTGTTAACCTCGCTTTCGTAACGGTCACGTATGCTCGTTGTCTGTGCCTTTCCTCTTCTCATCAGGATTTCCTCCGCATCTGAATCTTTCAGGCTTTCCGGAACAGGATTTCGTTTGCGGAAGTTCCCGACATGAAGCCTCTGCTTCATCACCATGTCCTCTGCAACGCCCATTGCTCCTTTCGACTGTTGCATCTGATAACTTCTCCAAAGCATGTAACGCAGGTCGTTGTCACTGATGTTGAAACCAAGAATTATCTTTGCCTTGCGGAACATATCGACAAAATAGTCTCGAATCATTCCCCAGAACGAGGCGCTTTCCCTATCGCTGAAGCCCTTTTCTGCAAGTTCTGCGATATACTCCTGCGCTCCATAGTGGAAGTCCCAGCCATGTTTCTTCGCATATTCAACAATCCTCTCTCTTGTCTTTCTTGAAGTGAAACGATAGAGGTCGTCGAGGAAGGCATTGAAATTATCCTTACCGACGAGTTCGATCAATCCCTTGTGTCCTACGACTTCATGCAGGATGGTTTCCTTGACATCTTCAATACTGTAGTTGTTAGGGATAACCACTACCGCTTTTCCAGTGGTCTTGTTAAACCACCCCTTGGACTTTCTGCGACTGTTCTGTACTCTCGGATTGCTGTCAGTAATCTCATTTATATCAGCGACGATTTCCACTCCTCCGAACTGATTACCAAATGCTTCTGCCGCCTTAGTTAGTACATCGGTATTGTTTTTGTCGGAATTATTACTACCTTTGTTGTTAGAAGAAACAGTGTCTTGCAGAGTAGCAGTGTCATTCTGCTTGCTTCCCTTGGAAGTCTCGCCAGTGTCCATCGTATTGTCGAGGACACTGTTTTTCTTTTCAAATGCTGTCAGAAGCCACGGTGCGCGCGTTTTACCGAAGTGGTCCTTGCTGATTACCGCATAATGAGTGGCGGACTCCAACTTGATTCTGTTCTCGGACTGCACTATAATTTCCATCCCGTCGATTACTCCCTGAAGGTCGTTGAGCACTTCCGGATGTTTTTCGGCAATTTTCTTGAGCCCGGCTCTGTCATTTCCGTAAACGATGGATATATCTCCTATGTCCTTATGAGTGAGCGCCCCAACGGCTTCTCCCGACTTCTCTTTTAAGAGGAAGGAAATTGCCTCTTGCGGCTTACCTCGGAATTGTTCATAGATTTCTCCAAAATCCTCGCCTCTGAAGAAGTATTTGTCCTCACCATAATCCATTCTGTAGAGATCGTCACTTTCTTCCTTAACCTTCACTCCCAGTCTGGTCAGTTCCTTTACAACTGCCTCAATGTTCTCGGCTGAAATGTCTGCTCTCAACTGGCCCCGTGACGGATAAAATCCGTGACCATGTACCAACTTCAGGATTTTGGCGTTCTCATAGAAGATCGCTCCGTCCTTCTTTGTCTTTGGAACGGAGAGATAATACATCTCGATCCATTTGCTGCCGGTGATCTGAACCTTTCCGTCATGACTTTCGATAGGAAGATACTCCCTGATCTGCTGCATACGACCGGTCAGAGGTGCTCCGCTTGTTTTAAGCATGGATGCATTCCATTTGTCCGGCATGAGTATTCCATCATGGATATTGCCCTCCATGTCGGTGTAACTGATAAGTTGCCCCGGATACCCTCCGCGCTCATCCTGCGTGTCAGCGATAGCCTGAAGGATGTTGCCCGTCATGATATATCCGACCTTGCGTGTCTCTGTTGGTATCTGACTGTCCCAGTTATCCAACGTAGTCTGCCGTGCTACATCCCAGTTGTCATTTGTGGCCCTCTCAATGCCGAGAAGAGCCGGACCCTGAGATAACTTGACCTCCACGCGCCTGCGTCCGTCAAGAGTGGCAAAGACAGCCAATGTGGTTGATGCGGTAATCTTGCTGTCTTTTGTCTTGTATCCGCAGAAAATGGCTGGGGAAGCAAAGTCGAATATGCCTGATTCAAGGTTTTCCGGTACAAGGTATGCCTTGCCTACCTCGAACATTCTCAGCCTGCGCAACAACTGCGTGCTTCCAGCATTGAGTCGTGCGATACCTTCTGTGTGTCTCGCTTCGACCTTTTCGTTGGTTTCGGTAATGAACTTCTCAATCGCGGCCGCTTTTTCCTCCTCCGTGCGCTTCTGCTGCCGCTGGATCTTCTCTCTCTGCTTCTCGATATCCTCAATGGCTTTCGCTTTTGCTCTTTCGTGCCTTGCTTCCTCGGCGGCAAGTCTCGCTTCGTCCTCTGTGTCGATGATTTCAAGAACGCGCTGCATGTACTCTCCCGGATCAGTACCTTTGTTTATCTGGTCAATCACTCTGCGGATGTCGCTTGCCTTCAGAGGCTTTCGCAAAACATCCATTTCAACCCTTTCCACAAAGGAGTTGCGAGCGAAAGGATTATTTCCGTTCGGGTCTATTCCCTCGGACGACACGCGCCTGTCTATGGTGACGGCACGAAGCGGCATGACGGTTATCTTAAGGTCGTTCGTGCCTGTGTCGTTCAGATACCTTATTAGGTCATTGTATCTTCTTATGACATCATCATAGAAGTCCTCCTGCTCTTTTGTCGGGAGCAGCGCGACATATCCTGTAACCTTCCTTGCGTCGTCCTCCTGAGGCGTGTATTCGTCAAGTTGGCTTGCGGATAGTTTGCCGCTGCCTTCCTTTGAACCCTTGAGGGGCGCTCCCATTCTCTCATATATCTCCGGATTGTCTCTGAGGTATTCGACAACGACCTGACTTCCGTATTTGTTGAGCAGGTCAGGAGCATCGACATCGTTGCTCTCGCTGTCCTGCGAAGTCGTCGTGTTGGCGTTCAGAGATTTCAGTTTTGTCGAGAGCATCATGAGGAAGCGGTTTTCCGCAGGCACAGGCAGACCAAGGTTGATATAGTACCCCCTGTGTACCTGTCCTGTACGGTCTATACGTCCAATCATCTGCATATAGTCGTTGATGTCGCTCAACGGCTGTGCGATGATCATCGAACGCTGGCGCTGGTCACTGAACTTCTCGGATGCATGAAGGCTGATACCGGTAGAGGCAGACTTGTTGAGGATAAGTACATCGAGAGTCCCGTTGTTGAACTCCCTCTGCATCCTTTTCTTATCCTTGTCGGTCCTCTTCCTTACAACAACGCTTCCATTATCGTTGCGCTCGACATACATGTCTCGCCCCGTGAGTTCGCCTACCTTGTATCCTTTGGTGTGCAGACCCTCGATGATCGCATCAAGAGGACTTATGAATATACCTGTTGTACTTTCCCTGATGAAGTCCTGCAACTCATAGTATGCTTTTTCTCCGGCAGGGCCTAACTGGTGTGGGAGGTACCTTTCATGCCTGTCTTTGCCGTTTTCGTCTTTGACGGTGTACTGCATGACAGTTTCCAGACCCTTCAAAAGGCTTGCACTGAAAGTAGGTTCCTCAATGATCTCCCCGATAGAGTAGTCCTTGATACTGCTTTCCATAGTGCTCTCAAGAGCGATTACAGGGTGCCTTCCTGCCTCTATCTCCGCAGCCACCTCGTCAACTATTGCATCGACCTTGAGCGCAAGCATGAGTTGTTTTGTGTAGTTGTATGTCTTGCTTGCAAACGGGACATTCTCCACGCCAAGTTTATCTGTGCCACGCTTTATGCCTGCACTCTCGGCATATACGGCCAGTTCCTGGTCGAGCGCTGCTATCATTGGCTTGACGTAGTCATCTTGGAACTTGATGATGGCGTTGAATGCGGCAATCGTGCGGTCGTAGTTTTCTCGCGCCCTTCTTACTATCTTTTCATCTGTAATGGTTTTCCAGTCAGTGATTACACCTGTCATGTCTCGCTCACGGCGTACCATCTGTCCCGCGTTAGTCAACTCGCGGCTCATGATTTCCTGCAAGGTCACGCCGCCCTTCTCAATGATTTCAATCATCTTTTCGGGCTCTACCTTTGCCTGACTCATTGCTGTGCGGATTGCATACAGTGGCATGGTATCCGGGCGTTTCGCGAATGTGGCGCTTGCGAATGTCACCGCCTTTGCAGATTTGATGATGCTTTGCAGATACAATCCCGTGTTGCTGGATCCTGCTGCCGTGTGGCTTTCATCAAGGAAAAGATAGTTGTTTTCTGCTATGCCACGCAGGAATGTAGCCTTTGGTGTCGGCTTCCCACTTTTGGCACTCTTGCTTTTTTTTGCGCGTCTGCCTGATTTCTTCGCTGCATTGTTTGCTTCCTGCTGGCTTACCTCATCTCCTGTATTGACCTGCGAGTATGTCAGAACCGCAAAGTCATATTCGTCGGGAAGAATACCGGACTCCAGTACCTTCTTCATCTTTGCGTCAGATAATCCCTTGTGAACAACCTTGCCGGAAGAATCAACCATTTCTCCCTTATTCTCCTTTGCCGATGGGGAATTGAATATGAACGGTTTGAGATCGCCGCTTCCTATATCCACCAGATCGCGGTAGATGTCTGAGAATAAATCCGCCTTCTGCGTAATGAAGATAGGCTTCTCGCCTTGATTCACCGCCCAGCGGATAAGTGCAGCCATCTGACGGCCCTTTCCTACGCCAGTCTGATCGCCGATGATAAGCGCCTGCCCCTGCTTCATCTGATAGATAGCCATTGCGACGCTATCCATCTGTTCTGCCGCAAGTGCGTTATGGGCTTCTTCTATTGTACTATATCCGAGTTCGCTTCTGATAAACTCGTCGATGTTTCCGTGCTTTTCCTCGATCTGCGACAGCACTCTATCCATTGCCTCCACCATTGCAGCAGGGGCAACGCTTTCGAGACTGAATGCGGTGTTGTGAGGTCGGTACGGAAGTTTCTCTTCGTTAAGTTCTCGCTTTCTGCTTTCCTGCGCTAATCCCAGTCCGCTTCGTTGAGTTTCCAGTCTATCCACTGGCTGAGACCCATTTCCCACAGTTCGTTGTCCAGATCTTCCTCCGACATCTCCAGTTCTTCCAGCGGTATCAGTTCTTCGCCCGGTCTTGCCAACTGAAGGATCCTGTCTATGTTCTCCCAATACAGGTCTTCCGCCCTGTGGAGTGCCTCCCTCCAATTCGGTTCTTCCTCGCCCTCTTGTTCCGCTTCCACGCGCATCATTCTTCGCAGATTGTCCTTGATGTCCCACTCTGTCAGAGTTCCGGGATGTGTCGTCAGTGTCAGGCAGATGTCGCCCTCCTTGGCTACGTAGTACTTCTGTTCCATTTGTCTTATCGCTTGAATTGAGTAATACATCAACTATTTCGTAAAGATCGTCAAAGTTTTCGGCTTTTCGTAATGCCATGCTTTCAACAGGTGGATAAACCGCTGTCTGCGCCCTCTCTTCCTCGCTTCTGCGACCTTCTATGAGAATCATGCGGGTAGGGAATGTGGTTCCCTGCTTGGCGTACATGCTGCCGCTCATATCCACAACGCCCTTGACATTATAGTGGTCGTAGAGGTAGGTAAAGAACGACTTCATGCTCTTGATTCCACCATTACCGGCATATTCCATGTTTCCGCCGATGATGATTGCAGCCCTTCCGTCGTCTTTCATGCTTGCAAGTGCGTTCAAGGTGATTTGAGGGTCAAGTCCGCTGATAGGCTTGCCGTCGTATTCCCTTGCTTCACTTTTTCCGAATGGAGGATTTGCTATGATGACGTCATACTGTGGTCCTCCCTCGAACTGCTCTGTTGCATCCTGCTGTGTCACCTGTGCGAATCCCTGTTCCCTGAGGTTTGCAAGCCTTGTTTCGTCAAGTTCATTAGCGTGCACCTGTTCGACGGGAACTGTGAACACAAGCATTCCGTTTCCTGCCGTAGGTTCAAGTACCTTTCCGCCTGACTTGTTGGCCATTGCGAAACGGTTTGCCACCCATGCCATAGGAAGAGGCGTCGAATACTGCTGCATCTTGATACGGTTGCTGCTTCTGGCCGCAATCGTCGGCTGCATTTCATAGAGTTTGCAGATAAGGTCGAATGATCTTCTGCTCACCCTTCCGTGCCTGCCTATGACCGTGCGCGCAGCCCTTACCAGTCCATCCTCAACGAGTTCCTGCAGAAGAATGTCGCTTCTTCCTTCGTTATCGACCTCCATGCCAATTCCGCTTGCCCTCTTTCTGATGTCGAGGATGCTTCTGTATGGCTTGGTGTCACTGTCGAGCGCCGCCAGCATGTCTGACATGACGGCTCTGACAAACTCGCGCTGCGCCTCATACTCCGCGTTGTCCGCCTCTTCGAATGCCTCGGCAAACAGACCTCCGCTCATTTCCGCCTCCGAAGATACGGAAGATTTTTTTGATTTCTTCGGCTTCTGACGGGTTTTCTTTATGGCGTTTGCAGCGGCTTCTGCTTGCTGTCCTACTTCCTGCTCTTTGACGACATGCTCCGCAGTTGCAAATGCGTCGGGCGCAGATTTGCCAAAATTAGACAAATCAAAAGTGCGTACTTCATCGTACGGGGTCATTTCATCTGCGAGTCCGCTTTCAGAAACCTCGGGGAGTTCCCTCGCGCCATTGTAGAACGCCTTGAGGTATGGGCGAATCATGTCGCCCAAATCCTCAATCATTCCCTGCGCAAAATCTATGAATTTCCTCGCTCCCTTCTCTATGTGATACACGGCCATTTCCGTACCTATTGCAAGGATTTCGGGATCAATGCCCATGTTCATCTGACCGCCGAGTTTCTTTCTCATGCGTTCCCTGAGTTCAGCATACCTTTCATCGGTCACGAGTTTGTTTCCGCTTGGGTTTGGCTTCGCTTCTCCCCAGTTGTCACCGTTGAGGATGTCGGCAATCTCGTCAAAGGACATGGTCAGGTTATCGCCTCCTACACTGGCGGTATTGACATCAGCGATGACAGTACGCTTTGCACCGTCAATGTTCTTGATCCTCAGAGAATGTTTGCCGTCTTTGGCTGTCAGTGGTTTCCCGAAGGAAGAGAATATCAGTTCGGAATAATCAGGCATGGCGTGATCGCTTAACCTTGCCTCCCCGTGCTGATTCAGCGCACCGATAAGCCCCTCAACATCTATCTGTTGAGGCTTTACAGGCTTAGCGTCAATCTTTGAAATGTCCTCCCAGTTGCCGACAACATACATGACAGGTGCGAGGCCCATGTCGAGTACTGGACGATGATCGCCGTATTCCTCGAAGTCATGTATCTTGACCTTTGCGCCCTGATACATCACCTCTTCGCCTATCTTATAGCCGTTGAATCCTTCTGTGTCGGCTGTTTGCCTGAACTGCCATTTGTCAATATGGTAGTCGAATTGCTGTCCGAGTTCGTCAAGAATGGACTGCATGCCATTGTTGGCAAGGATTTCTCGCATTTCCAGTGGATTCTCGGCTTCTATCCTGAAATTGCCATCCTCAACTGGAATCTTGCCGCTTACATCCTCTCTTTCGATGACTGTGTAGCCGCTTGGTCTGACACGAATAGAGTAGCGGAATTTTGGGCCCTGCTCCACCGGTGCTGTTTCAGTAACAGATATGCTGCCGTCTGATACTTCTGAGATTTCAGTCAGCGAGACAGGCTGCGCCTCTGCAACGCCCTCACCATTTTTTAGGATAGTTTCCGCAAG